TTAATCAAATGCCTTGTGCTTTAACTCAAGGGTACACACTCGATTGCAAAGATAGTTTAGGCGGTATCAAAGCCGTGTGGTTAATCAACCACGCAAACGTAACTGCGGTTACAGAGGCTTCTGGTATCGTTTCTGCTATTACTAAAGCAGCGAATAAAGTATTCTACAAATATGAGTTAGTTAAGAATACAGGTTCTTTGACTGAAACTGTTACCGCTTCTGTTGAGAACGGAACTGTGTTTTATGCTCAAGAACTTTCTGTTGTTCTTAACAAACTCCAAGCAAATACTCGTAATGAGATATTGCTTCTTGCTCAAGCTACTCTGATGGCTGTTGTTCAAGATGCTAACGATAAATATTGGTTGTTAGGTCGCGTAGCAGGATTAGATGTAACAGGTGGAACTGCGGCTACGGGAACTGCTCAAGGAGACCGCAATGGATATACTTTAACTTTCACAGGTGGCGAGAAACAACTTGCTCCCGAAGTTAATAGTAGCATCATCGCAGGTCTTACTTCATAATAGCTTTCGTGGTTCGTTATAGGTAGGTAGATTAGCCATCCCTTTTGGGGTGGCTTTTTCTTTATTGTAAAAATCCAAGATTTATCTATTTAGTAGTATGATATATTTAACAAAGGGTGCAACGAGTCAGATTATCCTTACTTTAAAGGAGAAGCAGACCTTATCAGCACCTAATTATTTATTCGTTTTTACGCATAGGGGTTCAAATATAGAGGTTAAATTTGTTATCCTAAATGCAGCCGATACTTCCGCTTTTAAGGATAGGTTTAATCAATTCTCAATAGTTACAAATACTTATTTTGGAACGCAAGATTCTGGGGAGTGGGAATATCAAATCTACGAGCAAACTTCTACTACGAATACAAACCCTGCCAACGCTACCGGATTAATCGAAACAGGCATAATGAGGCTTAATGAATCTACTTCATTTACATATACGAAACACCAACCAAATAACACATTTATAGTACGATGATGGATAATTTAGTTATATTAACATTTGCGGAAGCAAAGCAACCCGAATACAGGGAAAAGAAAGGAGTTGGGTATATTGAGTTCGGAGATAAGAACGATTACCCTAATTACCTTTTAAGCCTATACAATAAGAGTGCGAAACATAATGCTATTGTAAAAGGTAAAGTCAATTACATAACAGGTAACGGATGGGCAGCAAAAGAGGATGATGTTAAAGCCGAAGAGTTTATTAACAATGCCAATCCTTACGAATCTTTGATTGATGTTACACGCAAAGTTTCGATTGATATTGAGGTTTTCGGTGGTGCTTATATGGAGATTGTTTGGAGTAAGATAGGCGGTCAAATCGCTTCTATTAGCCATATAGACTACACAAAGGTTCGTTCTAACAAAGACAATACTCAATATTGGATTAAAGATTGGAATGATAGAAAAGCCGAGGCAGAAGTTGTGTTAGGTTACAATAAAGATTTAAGAGAGGGTAAGCAGATTCTTTACATTAAAGAATACAGACCGGGTTTAGATACTTACGCTTTACCGGGTTACATAGGTGCGTTAAATTATATTGAAAGTGATGTTGAGGTTTCCAAGCACGTCTTGGGTAATGCACAAACAGGGTTTTCTGCAAGTAAACTAATTACTTTACCTAACGGAGAACCGACACCAGATGAAAAGAGAAACATTGAAAGAAGATTTACCGAAAGATTTAGCGGTTCAGATGGTAAGAAATTTATTCTTTCTTTCGTTCAAGATATAGCCAAGAAACCTGCGGTTGATGATTTAGGGGCGAGTGATTTAACTAAAGAAGATTTCGGAAGAGTAGATACAATGATTCAGCAGAACATTTTTGCAGGGCATCAGATAACTACTCCTTCTTTGTTTGGTATTTTAGTTGAGGGTTCTTTAGGTACTCGTTCCGAGATTAGAGATGGTTACGAGGTTTTCAAGAATACTTATGTAAACGATAAGCAACAATATTTAGAGGGTATTTTTAATTCCTTGGCTGAAATAAACGGAGTTACTACTGAAATTTATATTAAGCCGGTAGAGCCGATTAACTTTGAGTTTAGCGAAAGTATTATTTCTCAATTTGCTCCTAAAGAGTGGATACTTGAGAAGATAGGTGTTGATATGACTAAATATCAAACTCCTGTTGAACCTACTCAACAAGGTTTAATTAATGAGCATCTAAAAGGGATGAAAGGTCGGGAGTGGCAAAACTTCCAACGAATAATTCGTAAATACAACAAAGGCGAGATTACTAGAGACCAAGCAATCCAAATGTTAAAAAGTGGGTACGGATTAGATGATGAAGCAATCAACACTTGGTTAGGTGATGATACTTATGAGCAAAGATTTAGCGATGTTGATTCCGTTATTTCTATGTTTGATGAATACGGAGAAAAGACTGAAAACTTTTCTGTATTAGCAACAAGACAAGTATTTAGTGCGGATGAAGAAATGCAAATGTTCGCTGAAGTAGTAGATGATACATTAGATAAAAAAATCTTGAGTGTTATTGCTACCAATAAGAACATACTTGCAGAGGATATCGCAAAAGCATTACAAGAAGATTTAGTTGTTATTCAAGAAAGAATAAATAAATTAATAGAGTTAGATTATTTAAAGATAAATGCTAAAACAGGTTTACCTACTTTATTAAAGCCTTTGAGTGAGATTATTGATAAGCCTATTAAAAGAACATTTTTAATTCGTTACGCTTACGAGTGGAAGCCAGAAGTATCTTATGGGGAAAGGGATTCTAATGCACACCCATCAAGACCTTTTTGCCAACGAGTAATGGGATTAGATAAGTTTTGGTCAAGAACGGAAATAGAAACGCTTTCTCGTAGATTAGGATATTCAGTATTCGATAGAGGTGGCGGTTGGTGGACAATGCCAAATGGTATTCATTCTCCTTCTTGCAGACATAGATGGGTTTCAAAAGTTGTAGTTAAAAAATAAGAAATGAGCAGGAATATACTTTTTATTTCAGTAGATACTATTAAAGACAGAACCGGACTTCACAATAACGTAGATGAAAAATTGGTTAATCCGGAAATCTTAACCGCTCAAGATATGTATATCCTTCCGGCACTCGGAACGGCTTTATACGAAAGGTTGCAAGATGGGGTTGCTAATAACAACCTAACGCAAATTGAAACGAGCCTTTTAGATACTTACATAACACCTACGTTGGTTTATTATGTAATGAGCGAACTTCCAATGGGATTGAGTTATCAGTTCTATAACAAGGGAATGGTTCGTAAATCGGGAGAAGGGCAAGAAAATCCATCGGCTGCGGAAATTATTGATGTAGCGGATAGATACAGGTCAAGAGCCGAGTTCTACAAACAAAGAATGGTTAAGTATTTAATTGATAGAAGTGGCTTTAATACTTTCCCAGAATATAACAATCCGGGTAATACTTACGATACAATGGTTCCGGAAAGACAAGCCTATACTACTTCGATTTGGTTGGATGATTCCGATTGTTGTAGAGGCAAGAGTTTTGAGGAAAAATATCAAGGTAACATAAATCGTTGTTGTGGCGAATAAAACCTATTCTCTAAAAAACCAAAAAAAGCTACGGCTTTACTTACAAAAACAAGAAAATGGCACTGACATTAAACCAAGTAGTAACGCAGATAACAAATCTCGCGAACGCACACAAACAGATAAAAAGCGTTTACTTCGGTGATTTGTCTGATTACCTATCAAGGGGAACGGAGAATATTTATCCTTCGTTATTCTTTGATTTAACAGGTGGTAATGTAGGCGAAAGAAATGTTACTTTAAATTTCTCTTTATATTTCTTTGATAGAATGCTACCAGAGGACACTAACGAGACCGAGGTATTGAGTGACCAATTAGAAATCTGCCAAGATATTATTGCTCAATTAAGGTACAATAACTTTGATTTTGATGAAGGGTTAAGTGCTTCTTTGACTTTCTTTACGGAAGATACTCCGGATTTACTTGCAGGTGTAAGAGCGGATATCTCTATTGAACTTCCTTATATTGCAAATCGTTGCCAAGTTCCATCCACATACACATTCCCTGCATAATTCTATTTATTTAAAATAAGACAATGGCTAATCGGAAAATATCGGAACTCCAAAGTAGAACCCCTGCGTTAAGTGATTTAATATTAGTGGGAGACCCTTCTTCGGGGTATTCGTATAAATGTACTGTAACTGCGTTAGCGACTATCATAGAAACTGATATCGCTGATGGCTTTGTGACTATTGGAACTACTCAAACAGTTAGTGGGGCAAAGACCTTTAGTAATAATTTGACTTTAACGAGTGTTGCGAATACTCCTACTGACCCCGATAAGTTCTTGACTTTAAACGCAAGTAATCAAATAACATATAGAACCGGAACACAAGTTTTAAGTGATATTGGCGGTCAAGGTGCTTTAACTTTAACTACAACCGGAACGAGTGGTGCAGCGACTTTAGTAGGTAATACTTTAAATATTCCTCAATATACCGACCAATATACCGGAACTGTAACGAGTGTGGCAGCAAGTGCCGGTACGGGTATTTCAATAAGCGGTTCTCCGATTACTACGAGTGGAACTTTAACGATTACAAATACCGCTCCCGACCAAGTAGTAGCTTTAACCGGTGGTACTGGAATCTCAATAAGCGGAACGTATCCAAATTTTACGATTACGAATTCTTCTCCTTCAAGTGGTGGTACTGTAACTTCCGTTGCGATGACTGTACCTACCGGATTGAGTGTTACCGGAACTCCTATCACATCAAGCGGTACGTTAGCGATTAGCTTACAAAGTGGTTATTCTATTCCTACAACGGCTTCTCAAACTAATTGGGATTCGGCATATAACGATAAAATCAATAGTGTTTAGGTAACCGGAACAACTACAAAAACTTTGACTTTAACGCAACAAGAGTGTGGAACTGTAACCGCCTCTTGGAGTGATTTAAATACCGATGCGGTAACTTCTGTATTTGGAAGAACTGGAGCGGTGGTAGCAACGGAAGGGGATTATTCTTTAACTCAATTAAGTGACGTAACAATTACTTCTCCTTCTAACGGACAAGTTTTAAAATATAACGGAACAACGTGGGTAAATGATACCGATTCGAATACCGGTACAGTAACTTCGGTTGGTCTTTCTGCTCCTACTGGATTTTCGGTAACTAACTCTCCGGTAACTTCTTCGGGTACTTTAACCTTATCTTTTGCGAGTGGTTATTCTTTACCGACAACCGCTTCTCAAACAAACTGGGATACGGCGTATACGAATAGAATTACGAGCTTAACAACTACCGGTTCAAGTGGTGCAGCTACTTTAGTTTCTAATACATTAAACATTCCTAACTATACATTGGCTGGATTAGGTGGTGTTTCCGGAAGTGGTACTACCAACTATATCCCCAAGTTTACAAGTTCAAGTGCAATAGGAAATAGTGTTATTTATGATAATGGTGGAAATATCGGAATTAATACTACAAATCCATCTTATAAATTTCAAGTTGAAGGTGGTGCTGGATATTTTAATTTAAATGGAAGTGGTACAACTGTTCCCTTATATGTAAATAATAGTTCAACTGCGGCAGGTGTTCAAGTTGCAAAAATAGGTTTTGCATCATCAGGGGCTATTAAGTCATCTATTGCAGCTGCGGTTTACGGAAACGATTATATGACATTTAATGTTGGTAGTGATGCAGAACGTATGCGTCTTGATGCCTCTGGTAATTTAGGCTTGGGTACTTCAAGTCCAGCATATAAGTTAGATGTTTCGGGAATTATTGGTTCATCTGGTACAGGTTTAAATTCAAGTATTAGAATAAATAACACTACTGCCACAACGGGTAGAGATTGGCATTTGTATAGCTTAAATAATGGAAACTTTGGCTTATTTAATAACACTTCATCAGCTTATGCATACATAGTAGATGCCTCTGGTAATTTAGGACTAGGAGTAACCCCTAGTGCGTGGAGTTTGGGTAATGCTATTGATATTTCAGGTGGAGTGGGAATACTTGGGTATAATAATGCAACACAAATAACTAATAATGCTTATTATAATGGGGGATGGAAATATAAGGCTACAAGTGCTGCATCTAATTTTGTTTTAAATAATGATGGTTCATATCAGTTTAATATTGCTCCTTCAGGCACAGCAGGTAACGCTATAACCTTTACCCAAGCAATGACCTTATTTAGTACAGGTAATTTGGCTGTGGGGGGAACAAGTGATAATGGCTACAAGCTAGATGTTAATGGTACAGGAAGGTTTGGAGGTACTAGCACATATAATGGGTTTTTAATTGGTTCACATTCTAATAATGTTGGTGCTGCAATATATAATAAAGGACTTGCAAATGCAACATTATATGCAGATAATGCATCTACTGTATTAAATGCAGAAACAAATCTTTATTTAAGGACAGCTAATACTGATAGACTTACCATAGCATCCACAGGAGCAGCTACATTCTCAAGTAGTGTAGGAGTTGGAGCAAGTCCCGCTTCATTGTTGTATGCTTATTCATCAACAAGTACTGCTGAATTTAGATTAGAAAGAGGTGGAGTTGGTGATGTTGGAGCAAGATGGAAACGTAATGGTTCTGATTTAGGATATATTAGTAATGCAGATTGGATTATAGCAGGTGCAAGTTCAACTGATTTTGGAGTAACGGCAGTAAATAATTTAATATTTGGAACTGCATCTACGGAAAGAATGCGTATTACAAGTGGAGGCAATGTAGGTATAGGCACTTCTTCCCCGACACAAGCACTTGATGTATTAGGTATTATTAATATAGGAAGAAATCAAAATGCTTTCGTAACAAATTTTAATATCAATTCAGGAAGTACCCCTATTTCAGCATTTCAAATTAATACAGACCAACCAAATTTAATAGCAGCATTAGTTAGTAGAAATAGTTATGCCTTAACATTTGGAACTTCTGACACCGAGCGAATGAGAATAACAAGTGCTGGTGAATTACTAATAAACACAACAAGTGATGCAGGGGATTACAAACTGCAAGTGAATGGAAATGTGTATATAAATGGCAAAAGTCATTATCCAAATACTGGAAATGTTTTGAGTTTAGAAACGTATTTATCAAATCAAGATAAGGCAATAACTAATTTCTACCAAGCACAAAACTATCCATCATCAAATTCTTATACGAGAGTTTTTGATATTGTATCAAGTGGAGATGCAACTGGTGGAGGTGTAATAAGATTTTTAACATCAGCAGGAAATACTGCACCAACAGCTTCTTTAATTTTAACAACATCTCAAAACGCAGAATTTGGAGGCTCAATCAAAACCGCAGCACCTTCTGGTGGAACGGCAAAGCCTTGGAAGTTGGGAGAGGCAGGAGTAACATTAGGTGGTTCAAATACAAGCGGAGTTCGTGTGGAAATCGATGGCACAGTATATTATTTAGTAACAGGATATTTACCATAAAAATTTAAATTAAAATAAAATGACAAATTACACTTGGACAATTAGTTCATTAGAGACCGCCCCAAAAGAAGGGCAATTAATCGATGTTGTTAAAATCGTACATTGGCGTTACAAAGGTGTAGATGGAGATTATTCCGCAGAGGTTTATTCTTCTTATGCTTGTGGAGAGCCTTCTTCTACTGATTTTACCGCTTATCCAGACCTAACAGAAGCCGATGTTATTGCTTGGCTTGAGGCAGGTCTTGATGTAGATTCTTTAAAAGCAAACATCGATTCACAAATCGCAGACCAAAAAAACCCGAAAATTGTTACACTTCCTTTACCTTGGAGTGAAAACAACGAAGCATAATCTATTTAAAATAAAACCTATATGAATTTAAAACTGCACGAAGTACTATCTCTCTACTACGAACTTAACGGAGTAACCAAACAAGGGCAAGAAACGGAAGTTCTTACTCAAGGAATGCTCAAACAGAAAATGTCTCTTAAGACAAAGGTTTACCTTCAGCGATTAAACAAAGTAGTTAGCGAAGAGGTAAAACTTTACGAAGAGGCAAAACAAGAACTTTGGAAAAAGTGGGGCGATGAAAAGGATGGAATGATAGAAATTCCTGCCGAAAAGGTCGCTGACTTTAACAAAGAACTTCAAGATTTGCTAACCGCAGAAAAGGAGATTAATGTTTCTGAACTATGGGGAGCGGATTTAAAGGTAGAGCATTTAGAAAGTATTGAAACTGATGAATTTTACCCTGCATTATTTACGCTCATAGATAACAAATGACCGATTTAGTTTTATTTCTCGTAGGACAAGCAATAGCCATTTTAATAGGCTTAATAAGTATTTATGTAAAAGTTTCTCTTAAACTCAAAGAGTTAGAGATTCGTGTATCGGTAGTAGAAAAGCAAGATGACCAAATAAGTCGGAAATTAGATACTATCGCGAACCAACTAAATGCTTTATCCATTCAATTACAAAATAAACAAGATAGAGAATGAGGTTCGGAATTTCTGAATACTTTAAGCCTACACCTAAACGAATAAGAATGTTTGGAGATTCTCTTGCTGCTGCCGGTACATTCGGAGCAAGTATTGTTATTTTGAATGGCGAACCCAAAGTAGGTACTATTATTATGGTTATTGCGGTTCTCGGAAAGTTTATATCAAACTTCTTTTCCGATGAAATATCTTCTAATTAGTATTTTTCTTTTAAGTTGTAATCCTGTTAAACAGGTTTTACGAGATAAAGAAAAATTGGATAAGGTTGCTGAATACGTAATTAATTCGGGGTATTGTGCAAACGATACTATAATTCAATCCAAAAGCGACACTTTAATAACTTACGATACTATTTACGAAAAGAATGACATTATTCGGAACATTCTCAAGACCGATACTTTAAGGCTTTCCTTTACTAAAACATTAGTAAAAACCATTAGAATAACAGACACTATCCAAAAGGTAGTTATTGATAATGCTCGTATAAAGCTATTAGAGGCGAAATTAGCCATCCAAACCGAAAAGGTAGAAGAATATAAGGCAAAGGCTAAAAGCCACTTAAATTGGCTCTTATTGCTTCTAATTGCAATCTGTGTTCGTTTACTCTACAAACCTATAAAGAAATTTATTTTATGGCATTTCTCACCGATGCTCAAATAATTAAAGCCTTCGGGCAACCCGGCAACCCCGACAACTTTACGATAATTCAACTTCCGTACCCGATGCGGATAGCTTGGGATTTAAAATCTCAAGTACATAAAATGCAATGCCACGAACTTGCGGAGCATCGTTTTCTTTCGGTATTTAATGACTTACTAACACATTACGGACTTTCTGAACTTCAAAAGTTAGGCATAGATATTTTTGGGGGTTGTGTGAACGTAAGAACAATGCGAGGTTCTAAAACAAAATGGAGCCGACATTCTTGGGGCATAGCCATAGACCTTGACCCGGCAAGAAACGGATTAAAAGCAAATTGGGTAAGTAGTCAATTTTCAAAACCAGAATACGAACCAATGCTTGGAATCTTTGAGAAATACGGATTTGAGAACTATGGCAAGATTAAAAATTACGATAGTATGCACTTCGAGTTGATAAAATAACGCCACCAATCTACCTACCTATATGCGAAAACGATTATACTTCGACATCGAAGTTTCTCCCAATATTGGAATGTTTTGGGAAGCCGGTTACAAGCTGAACATAGGAACAGAAAACATAGTCAAAGAACGAGCAATCATTTGCATCTGTTACAAGTGGGAAGGCGAAAAGAAAGTTCACTTTTTAAGATGGGATAAAAACCAATGCGACAAAACTTTACTAAAAGAGTTTATCAAGGTCGCTAACGATGCTCACGAACTTGTAGGGCATAACTCGGATATGTTCGACCTGCCTTGGATTCGCACAAGGTGTCTTTTCCACAATATTGATATGTTCCCGACATATACAACTATTGATACTTTTA